TTGTCCCGGACACCGAGGGGGGGGCAACTTCCGGGACAAATGAGCATTGACGATTACAAAACAGAAAGCGAGGGCAAAGCATGAAATACAGACAGTGGAAAAAGAATTATAAAAAACGGTATGGGGTAAACCCGCCAGCAAGCATAGACAAGAGAAAACAGAGAAAGGCAGCAGCAAGGGCAATAAAAGCCCTTGCTAAAGTTGATTTCATGGAAAGTATAGGGAGAGCCGCAGAAACAATAACGGGAGCAATGGCAAATCTTATGCGTGCGCTGGGAAATGGAATGGACGCAGCAGGGACAGTGTGCCGGAACGCAGCGGATTATATGCAGCCGTTAGAGATTAAGGGAAATGTTCTTAGCTGGGAAGTAAAGCCAGTGGTATGCGATTATGGAGTATATGAAAATAACGCATTGAACGGCAGCAGCGTACTTAAACTGATTACAAACAGCAGGAGAGCAGCAGAAAAGATAGTGGAGATTATGCAGCAAGACAATTTAGAACATATTAGACTTAATGAGCCGGAACGGATACAAAAGAGGCAGGACGCAGCGGACAGTTTGCGGGCAGCAGTTATTACAGCATACGAAAAAGAGGTGGTAGAAAATGGATAAAGATTTAGAAAATTGGCTTTACAGACCGATTTACCCAGAAGAGGAATTTTTTAAGAAAGTTGAGGCGGCATTAGGATTTAAACTTTTTATCTGGCAAAAGGCTTTTATAGTTACGGGAGTATTTAGGCAGTATGGGGAAACTACAGCAGAGATTTTAAGGGAATTGTTAGAAACAAAAGCAGAACCGCTGGACTATACAAGACCACCAGAGAACGTAAGAGCCAGATTTTATAGGGACGAGCTTAGGGAAATACAGAAGAAATTACAAAGAGCAGGAATAGAAACAAGGCAAGTATTTTGGAGTGAAAAAGAAAGGCGTAGTTATTACTGGAAAAACGGAGCGCCGGAGAGATGCAAAAACCCAGATTGCAAAAACTGCCCGTTTCCACCATGTAGGAAAGGAGAGGCAAATAATGAGTAATATTTTACTTGCAATTATTGCATTGCTGCTGGTAAGCATCTGGCAACAGCTCAAAGAGATTAACGAAAGAAGAAAAGGAGATATGGACGGAGAAAAGGAGAAAAAGGGAAATGCAGAATTTGGAAACAGAAAATAAGAGCGGAGAAACGACAACGCAGGAAATGGCAGATACAGCAGAGGCAATGCAGCAGGAAGAGCAGACGGAAGATAACCGGGTAACATTTACAGCGGCAGAGTTAGAGGGGCTGATACAGAAAGCAGCACGGGCAGCAGTAGCAGAGTACAAAAAGCAGGAAGAGAAAGACAGAAAGCAGAATAAGTACCACAATACCTTTATGCTGATGAAATGTTACCGGGACGCAGCTTTTCACATTGAGAACGCAATAAGCGACGGGGAGCAGCTGGAACTTGCAGGAATGACAGACGAGCAGCAGCGTACATACTTAGAGAGTATCAGACGCAGCCGCTTTAAAACTCTGATTATGACGGCGCATATCGACAAGGCGGTAGAAGAGATAGAACGCAGGAGAAAGGCAGCAGACAGAGAGATAGAGTATAAGGCGTTTGAAATGTACTTTATGCAGGGTATGGACTATGCAAAGATTGCAGAGGAACTGGACACGGGAAACAGCACGCCAAGACGCTGGATAACAGCCATTATAAATGAGCTGTCGGTATTGTTGTGGGGAATGGACGAGGACAAGATAAGATAGCAGGAATAGGCGGCATGACAAAAGAATGAAAAAAACATGAAATTTACATGGAAAAACAAAAGAGATATAATGGTAGCATGGAAAGAGTAGGCGAGAGCTTAACCGCAGAGGCGGCAGCAGTAACCTACTCTTTTTGTTTTCATTCTTTAGCCTCCACCCAGCGCATGAAACTTAGGGCGCTGGGATACTAAAAGAAAGAGAGGGGACAGCGTGAAAGAATGGGCTAAGAGTTTTTATTTATCAGCAGCGTGGGAGAATACAAGAGCTGCTTACTTAATGTCACAAGACTTTATTTGTGAGAGATGCGGAGAGCCTGCAAAGATAGTACATCATAAGCGCTGGCTTAACCGTGACAATATCAATGACACAGACATAACGCTTAACTGGGATAACTTAGAGGCGTTATGCCAAGACTGCCACAACAAGGAGCATCATAAAAGCGCACCGAGGCTGCGTTATAGATTTGATGCAGACGGCGGTATAATCCCCCCTATGCAGAAAAGAAATTAAAGGGGACAAATACCGAGGGGGATACCCTAAAATTACCCTACGGGCGTGCGCAGGCGTGGTGTAGGGGGTGTGGTATGCGGCAGGGGAACTGAAAGCGGGGTAAAAGAATGGCAACAAGGAAAGAAAAGACAAAAGAACAGAGGATAAAAGCAGAAAAGACCAGACTTAAGGGAATTTTCAAAGACTTAGACGAAAATAAAAAGAAGTTGGTAACGCCGCTGATAGAAAAGGCTGCTTTTATGAGTATTGAGCTGGACGACTTGCAGGCAATGATAGAAAAAGAGGGCTGGACAAGTGAATACCAGAACGGGCAGAACCAGTGGGGAACAAAGAAAAGCCCAGAGGCAGAGACTTACATAGCCTTAAGCAAGAACTATGCAGCAATCATTAAGCAGCTGACAGAATTAGTGCCAGCAGCAAAAAGGAAAGCAAGCAGACTGGCGGCGCTGCGGGAAGAATAGCCCGGAGTGATACCATATAGAAACTATATCTATGAGTACCACGCAAAGATTACCAGCGGCGAAATTATAGCGGGAAAATGGATAAAACAAATATATAAAATCATTGTGGACGCACTGGAAAAGCAGGAGTATTTTTTTAATGCGAAAGCTGCAAATAAGGCTATCAAATTTATTGAGAATTTTTGCCACCACAGCAAGGGACGCAATGATTTACTGAAACTGGAACTATGGCAAAAGGCTATAGTTTCTGTTATTTTTGGAGTACAAGACAAGGAAAAAATACGTATTTTCCGAGAAATTTTTATAGTTATCGGCAGAAAAAACGGCAAGAGTTTATTTGCGTCTGCGATAATTGCATACATGGCATTTTTAGAGCCAGAGTACGGGCAGGAAATTTACTGTTTAGCGCCAAAATTAGACCAAGCGGCGTTAGTGTATGACGGTTTTCATAAAATGGTACTGGCAGAGCCAGAGCTTGAAGAGCTGGCAAAAAAACGCCGCAGTGATATTTACATTGAGGAAAGCAACACGTTTGTAAAACCGATTGCTTTCAATGCCAAGAAATCAGACGGTTTTAACCCGCAGCTGGTGGTATGTGATGAAATGGCAGCATGGAGCGGGGACGCAGGATTAAAGCAGTATGAGGTTATGAAATCTGCATTAGGCGCACGTACCCAGCCTATGATTTTGAGTATCAGCACAGCCGGATATATCAACGATAGTATTTATGACGAGCTGATGAAACGCAGCACCAGCTTTTTGAAAGGCAATAGCAAAGAGCGCAGGCTTTTACCGTTCCTTTACATGATTGACGACGTGGAGAAGTGGAACGATATAGAAGAGCTGAAAAAGGCTAACCCTAACATGGGCGTTTCTGTAAAAGAGAGCTTTTTTGTTGATGAAATAGCCGTAGCAGAGGGCAGCTTAAGCAAGAAAGCAGAGTTTTTGACAAAGTATTGTAACATTAAGCAGAACAGCTCTATTGCATGGCTGGAATACACAACGGTAGACAGTGCAGGAGTTGAAAAGACTTTAGAGGACTTTAGGGACTGTTACGCCGTGGGCGGCATTGACTTAAGCCAGACAACAGACTTAACCGCAGCAAGCGTGGTAATTGAGAAAGAGGGCAAACTATATGCGTTTACTCAATTCTTTATGCCACGGGGAAGAATAGAACACTTGCAGGCAACGGACGGCGTGCCTTATGACATATTTGTTAAAAAAGGGCTGATTACTTTAAGCGGCGAGAACTACGTAGATTACCACGACGTTTACAGCTGGTTTACTATGCTGCTGGAAGTATACGGTATACGCCCGCTTAAGATTGGCTACGACAGATACAGCGCCCAGTACCTTATTACCGATATGGCAAACTATGGCTTTCACATGGACGACGTATATCAAGGCGAAAATCTTACGCCAGTTATCCGTGAGTTTGAGGGCATCATAAAGGACGGCAATTTTAAGATTGCCGACAACAATTTACTAAAGACACATTTTTTAAACGTAGCGCTTAAGCACAATATGGAAACAAGGAAATTTAGACCGATTAAGATAGAGCAGCGGGCGCACATTGACGGTTTCGTATCTGTTATTGATGCAATGACGGTACGGCAGAAATACTGGGAAGAGTGCGGCGAGCTGCTGAAAAACGCCGCATAGAAAGGAGAGTGAACGGTATCAAATTCTTAGATTATCTTTTTCATGGGAAAGAGCTGCGATATATTGACAGCTATTTTAAGATGCTGAACGGGTACAGCCCTACGTTTACCAGCTATAGCGGCGGTGTATACGAAATGGACTTGACGAGGACAGCAGTAAATAATTTTGCCACACATTGCAGCAAATTAAAGCCGGAGATTACGGGCAGCGCCCTTAAGCATCTGGAAAAAACATTACAGCATAAGCCTAACTATTTCATGGATACTACAAAGTTTATTAAGCGGCTTGCGACCTACGTAGCAGTAGAGCATACCGCTTTTATTGTACCTATCGAGGACAAAATAGGCAGGCTGTGCGGCTGGTATCCGCTGCGTGCGGAACGCTGCGAGGTGGTAGAGGTAAAAGGACAGGTTTACTTGCGGTATCTGTTTGCAAATGGGGAGCATGGGGCTATTGAGTTTGAAAAAGTAGGTATCATAACAGACTTTGAGTACACAGACGACCTTTTCGGAGAGGATAACCGCACGCTTAAGCCGACTATGCAGCTGATACATACGCAGAATGAGGGCATTATAAATGCCGTCAAAAACTCTGCAAATATCCGCTTTCTGGCAAAGGTGGCAAATATGCTGAAACCAGAGGATATTAAGAAAGAGCGGGAACGGTTTACCGAGGACAATTTAAGCGCCGACAATGACAGCGGAATGATTATTTATGATAATAAGTTTTCGGAGCTGAAACAAGTAGAAAGCAAGCCATACACGCCAAACGCATTGCAGATGCAGAATATACAAGAAAATGTATGCACGCATTTTGGTACTAACATGGATATTTTGCAAAACAAATTCAATGAGGAAACGTGGAACGCATATTACGAGGGAAAGATAGAACCGTTTGCAATCCAGCTTTCCCTTGTTATGTCAAACATGACATTTTCAGACAGAGAGATAGCGTGCGGAAATGCTATTACTTTTTCTGCAAACCGCCTGCAATATGCCAGCAATGCAACAAAGCTGCAAGTAAGCACACAGCTTTTTGACCGTGCGCTGCTGAACCGTAACGGCGTAATGGATATATGGAATATGGCACACGTAGAGGACGGGGAAAAGTATTATATCCGAAAGGAATACACGGAAGTAAGCGAGCTGAACAACAGTAACAAAGAGCCGAAGATTATCATACAGCAAGTACCGCAGGCGGGGCAGCAGGGGACAGACGACGGAAAGGGAAAAGAACCGACAGAGGGCGAGCCGAAAGAGCCGCCAGACGACGGGAAACAGAAAGAGGGTGTAAACAATGCCGATTAAGAAAGAGCGGGAATATAGGGCGCTGGCAGCGCCATTGACTGCGCAGGCAGCAGCAAAAAGAATAGACACAGAGTATTACGTAGAGGGATATGCTACAACTTTTGACAAGCCGTATCTGCTTTATGAATTTGAGGACGGGACAAAGTTTTACGAAAGGATAGACGCACACGCACTGGACGGCGCAGACATGAGTGATGTTATTATGCAGTACGACCATGCAGGCAGAGTGTTTGCCAGACAGTCAAATAAGACGCTTATTTTAGTGCCAGACCATAAAGGGCTTTTAGTGGCGGCTGACTTAGGAAAGACAGACTTATCCCGTGGGTTATATCAGGATATTGACGCAGGCATGATTACTAAAATGTCATGGGCGTTTACCGTGGCAGAGGAAACATACGACAGAGTAACACGTACAAGGACAATTTTAAAAATAAAAAAGGTTTATGACGTATCCGCAGTGAGCATACCAGCAAACGGGGATACTGAAATAAGCGCCCGTAATTTTGCGCATAGGAGTTATGAGGCAGAACGGCAGGAGTTGCTTAACAGACGGGTTGCACTACTAAAGATTAGGGCAAATTTATAACATGAAAAAAGGAGAGCAGAAACCATGAGATTAAAGGAGATTGAGGCAAGATTAGCCCAGATTAGAAACGAGCTGAACACCAGAGCGGCAGAACTGACCGCAGAGGAAATTACAGCACTGGAAACAGAGGTAACAGACTTGCAGGAAGAGCGCACGCAGATTGTGGAGCAGGCAGAGAGAAGAAATAAGCTGCTTGCCAGAATTGCGGCAGGAGAACCGATTGACGACGGAGTAGAAGGAGAGGGAACAACGCCGACAGTGCTTAGAAACTTTAAAGGGGTAGCAGGCGAGGGGGACGACGGCGACAAGTACGGCAGCATGGAATACAGAAAGGCATTTATGCGTTATGTATGCCGTGGTGCAGCTATTCCGGCAGAGTACAGAGCGGATGCCGTAAGCAGCACAACGGACGTAGGCGCAACAATCCCTACAACGGTACTGAACCAGATTGTGCAGAAGTTGGAAAGTACGGGCATGATTTTAGCGCTTGTAACCAGAACTGCATACAAGGGCGGCGTGGCTATCCCGGTGTCTACGGTTAAGCCTACTGCAACATGGGTAGCAGAGGGAAAAGGCAGCGAAAAGCAGAAATTTACCGCTACAAAAGACGGCATGATTACTTTTGCATATCATAAGCTGCGCTGCGCAGTTGCGGTAAGTCTGGAAGTTGACACAATGGCAATCAGTGCTTTTGAGGCTATGCTGATTAACAACATTGTAGAGGCTATGACGAAAGCACTTGAGCAGGCGATTATCAGCGGCGACGGAAACGGAAAACCGAAAGGAATTTTAAACGAAACACCAGCAGAGGGGCAGAAACTTACCAGCTTAAAACCTGCTTATGTGGACTTAATCGCAGCAGAGGCAGCATTACCGCAGGCATACGAAAACGGGGCAGTATGGTGCATGAGCAAAAACACTTTCATGCAGTATTACGGACTGACTGATAGCAACGGGCAGCCTATCGGCAGAGTAAACTACGGTATTGCAGGAAAGCCGGAGCGCTTTTTACTGGGCAGACAGGTAGTGTGCTGCGATTATGTACCGACCTATAGCACATCAGTAGGAGAGAATACAGCGTTTGCGTTCCTTTTCAACTTTAAGGACTATGTACTTAACACCAACTACGCAATGGGCGTAAAGAAGTATGAGGACAACGACACCGACGACAAAGTAACAAAGGGCATTATGCTTGCGGACGGAAAGGTAGTTGATAAAAACAGCCTTGTTACTATCTGCATGGGGAGAAGTGCATAAGAAAGGTGGATAAAATTTATGAAAGGGCATTTAGATGTTAAAGAGCTGGAGAAATACAAGAAAGCCGATTTACAGAAACTTGCGGAAGAGCTGGGCGTAAGTACAGAGGGGACAATCAAAGAACTTGCGGAACGTTGCGCAGAGGTTGAGGTAGAGATACCAGACGAAAGCGAGCTGACAGAAGAGGAAAAAGAGGCAGCAGAGCAGGCGGCGGCAGAATATGCCGAGGAAAACGAGCAGGAAGAGCCGGAAAAGGACGACGAACCGCAGGCAGCCGGAACGGTTACGGTAGAGGTAACAGCTATGTACTTAGACAGGGTACTAAACGAAGTGAAAGAGCCGGGAGAAGTTTTTACTGTAAGTCGTGAACGGGCAGCAATTCTGGAAAGAGAAAAGGTTGCAAAAATCAAAGAGTAAGCATCTGGGCTATGGAAACGTAGTCCAGATTTATTTTGAAAGCGGGGTGCAGGATATGGCAGCAAATGCCACAACATTAACAGAGAAGATGCGGGCGGCGCTGCGTATCAGCAGCACAAGTGAAAAAATTACAGAAGAAATTAACGACTGTATAGCTGCCTGCAAAGCAGACCTTGCAAATGACGGCGTAAAGCGGATTGACGAAAAAGACGGGCTGATAATCAGAGCCGTTACGCTGTACTGTAAGGCTGAATTTGGTTATAACAACAATGCGGAAAAATTCAGAAACTCATACGACACATTGAAAATGCGGCTTTCTATGTCAAACGAATACAACACGCCGGAAGTGTCCGAAACGGACACCGAAAGCAGGGAAAGCGAGGGATAAAATGGCAGAATGGGTGGACGAATTAACGCTTGTAAAACTGACAGAGCCAGATAAAAGGGTAAACAGTAACGGCTTTGCAGAGCAGGGCGAAGAAAGTAGGCGTACTGTTTTTTGTAACATGAAATCAGTAGGCTATAACGAGTATTTCAAGAGCCAGCAGACGGGGAAAGTGGTAGAGCGTAAATGTGATGTTCATAAGGCAGATTATGAGGGCGAGGACACTGTAGAACTGGGTGGGAAAGCCTATTTTGTGCTTAAGACGTATGACATTGACGACGACACGGTAGAGCTTACGCTAACGGACTTGCGATATAAGGAAAAGGGGGCTTGAGTGTGGGAGAATTTAATACCGTGGGCTTAGAGGCTGTCATAGAGGCGTTTGGAAATAGAGAGCAGGCAACGGTAGAGGCAGTGCCTAAAATGTTAAAGGCTGGTGCTGCGGTGCTGATAGAGGCACAGCAGACAGAGGCAAAGGCTATGGGGATTGAGGAAACCGCAGGCTTTATACAGTCAATCAAAGCAACTGCTGTTAAAGGTGGAAGTACAGAGAAATACGTAGAGGTATACCCGCATGGCAGGGCAAAGCACGGAAACGACCGAAAAGGGGACAAAAGCAATGTGCGTTATGCAACTATCGGCTTTGTAGCGGAATATGGGACGAGCAGCCAGCAGGCACGCCCCTATATGACTGTAGCAAATGAGAAAGCACAGGAGAAAGTAGTAGAGGCACAGCTGGAAATATGGGAGCGTGAAACAAATGGATAGTTTACAGAGCATTTTAGAAAGTGCAGGACTGCCAGCGGAAAGAGGCGTATTTACTGGGAAGAAAAAGCCGACGGCTTACTACACATTTCTGCGGCTGCTGAAAGGAGCAGCGGCGAGCGCTGACGATAAAGAAGTAGCAGGCAGAGAATTGTATAGGGTTACGCTTTTCCATAAGGGAGATTTTGAGGCGCAGCTAAACAAAACTCTGGAAGTATTGACGGCAGCAGGCGCTTACATAAATAGCGTAGATGCGGAAACCAAAGAAAGTGATACTGGGTACTGGGTAGTACCTATAACAATCGAATTGTTAAAGGAGTGACAAAATAATGACATTAGGATTAAAAGACCTTTACTATGCCGTCTGCACAGAGGCAGAGGGCGCAGAAACTTACGGAGCGCCTAAGAAAATGGCAGAGGCAATGGAAGCAGATTTATCTGTAAAAACAGAAACGGCAGACTTGTACGCTGACGACGCATTAAGCGAGAGCGTAAAAGAATTTACAAACGGAACATTAAAACTGGGGATTAAAGACCTTACGCCGGAAACACTGGCAGAGGTACTGGGGCAGCTGGTAGACGAAAACAAGGTAGTGTGGGCTGGTGGAGATGACGAACCGCCGTTTCTGGCTATTGGTTTTAGAGCTGCCAAAACTGGCGGCAGATACAGATATATCTGGTTATTGAAATGCAAATTTGAAGTACCGGGAGAGAAGTACAAGACAAAAGGGGAAAAAATCGAATTTCAGACACCGGAAATTACAGCAACTTTCTACAAGCGAAAGAAAGATGCAAAATGGAAAGCTGATTTTGTGGGAACAGAAAAAGATAAACCAGCAACAACATGGTTTACGACAGTACCAGAACCAGCGCCCAAAATGACAGAAGTATAAAAAGAGAATATGAGGAAAGGAGAAAGGCGTAGCGCAGGCTGCGCCTTAATTTTATGCCATGAGCGCAATGAATGACGGCGGTTATACCGTGGAACTGAAAGGGAAAAAGTACAGATTACTTTTTACACTTAATGCACTGGAAGAATTGCAGGACAAGTGCGGGGGATATGACAAGCTGCCAGAGGTATTTAACCAGAATAACAAGGACTGGGTAAAGGATACCAAATGGTTGCTTACTATGCTGATTAACGAGGGACTGTTAGAAGAGGACGAAAACGCAGAGCTTTTAAGCGAGGACAAGGTAGGCAGGCTGATACATTTAGGGAATATCCGGGAAGTACAGAACGCTATTTTTGCATCTTTTGCAGCAGGAACAGCCGGGGACGGAAACGGGGACGAAGAGGAAAGCGGAGAAAGTGAAACGGGGGAAGTGGCAGCCGTGCAGGAAAATTAGATACTGCACGGCTTTTGTATATCGCAATCGGACTACTGGGGTACAGAGAGCGTGAGGCGTGGAGAAAAACGCCGTATCAGATTGTGACACTGTTTAAGTACCACAAGGAATATAACCCGCACATTTTCCGACAAGAGCGGGCAGCAGAACCGACAGCCGCAGAAGAAATGGACGATATAGACAAGGCTTTAGGGGGACTGTAATTTATGGCTGATAAGACACAGAACATTAAAACACGCCTAAGTTTTGACGGCGAGGCAGAGTATAAAGCAGCCTGCAAGGAAATTAACAGCACCCTTAAAGTGCTTAATTCGGAAATGAAACTTGTAACGGCTGAATATAAGGACAACGCAAACAGCGTAGAGGCTCTGAAAGCAAAGCAGGAAGTATTACAAAGGGTTTATTCAGAGCAGGCAAAAAAAGTAAAAGAAACCGAGGCGGCATTAGAGAAATGCCGGAAAACAACGGGACAAAACAGCGAGGAAAGCAAAAAGCTGGAGGCACAGTTAAATTACCAAAAAACAGCACTTGTAAAAACGGAGCAGGAGCTTAACAAGACAGCTGCGGATATGGAAAAAGCCGGAAGAGCCGCAGACGATATGGGTAAGGAAATTGAGGAAAGCGGACAGCAGGCAGAAAGCGCAGGCGGCAGATTTTCTGGTTTGGGCGGTATTTTAGGCGGGCTGGGCGGTGCAATGGCAAAAGGCGTAACCGTCATAGGTACGGCAGCCGCAGCAATCGGCACGGCAGTAGTAGCAGGACTTGCATATACGGTAAGCCAAGCGGACGAGGCGAAAGGGGCGTTAAATGATTTTTGCGCATCTACGGGAACGGCGACAGAAGAGGCAGACCAGTATAAGCAGGTTATGGAGAATATCTATAACGGCAATTATGGCGAGGGCTTTGAAGATATAGCAGCGTCTATGGCAACAGTCAAGCAGCAGGCGGGCGATTTGGGAGTGGACGAGCTGGAAAAAATGACGACCAACGCATTAACCCTGCGTGATACGTTTGAAATGGACGTAGCGGAAAGTACAAGGGCTGCAACGCAGCTTATGCAGCAGTTTGGAATATCCGGCGACGAGGCATATAACCTGATTGCGCAGGGAGCGCAGCAGGGGCTTAACCAGAATGGGGATTTGCTGGACGTTATCAACGAATACAGTAACCAGTATGCGCAGGCAGGGCTAAGCGCCGAGGATATGTTTAACTCTATCCAGAATGGGGCAAATGAGGGCGTGTGGAGCATTGACAAAATGGGCGACGCTTTCAAAGAGTTTAGCATACGAATGAATGACGGAACGGCAAACGAATACCTTACCAGTCTGGGGCTGAACGCAGACGAAATGGTGGGGAAATTCCAAGCCGGGGGCGACAGTGCAAAAGAGGCAATGAACCAGATAAGCGAGGCGCTAAAGAATTGCGACGACGAAAGCCTACAGTATACCGCAGGCGTAGGGCTTATGGGTACTATGTGGGAAGATATGGGAGCAGATGCCTGCACTTCCCTTATGGACGTTGAGGGACAGATAAGCAAGACCACGGACACAATGGGGCAGATTAACGCCGTTAAGTATGACACATTCGGCGAGGCTATGAAAGGCGCAGGCAGGATATTGCAGACCAGCTTTATTATGCCTATCGGAGAGCAGGCGTTGCCGATTTTCAGCCAGTTTGCAAATGAATTGCAGCAGGGCGCAGCCGCAGCGGGCGGAGATATGGGAAAAATGGCGCAGAGTTTCGGGGACGCTCTGGCAAATATGGTAAGCGGGCTTTCTGATATGCTGCCGCAAATTACCACATTTGCCGTGGAGCTTGTAACCGGGCTTGCTGACGGAATTGTAAATAGTGCGCCTACAATCGTACAGTCTGGCGTAGATATGATAACGTCTTTCGTGGACGGCATTATAACGGCTATTCCTACTCTGACAGAGAGCGCCGTAGAAATCGTAACAACGCTGATTGACGGTATTGTAGAACTGATACCAGATATAGCAGAGGGAGCGGTACAGATTATTGCAGGACTGGCAGAGGGGCTGGGGCAGGCGTTGCCGGAGCTGATACCAAGTGTGATAGATGCAGTGCTTACAATCGTGGAAACTCTGGTAAACAATGTGCCTATGCTGATTGATGCAGCGATACAGCTTGTAACTGGGCTTGCAGACGGTATTATAGCAGCGCTGCCCGTGATTATCGAACGATTGCCGCAGATTATAACGGCTATCATAAATGCGCTGGTTGAGGGTATCCCGCTCATTCTGGAAAATGCCGCAGAGATTGTGGTAGCGCTGGTAGACGGAATTATTAACGCAATCCCGCTTTTGATTGAAGCAATGCCACAGATTATCGTAGCTGTTGTAACGGGACTGATTGAGGGACTTCCGAAAATTGCAGATGCAGCAGCAAAGTTAGTAAGTACCATTATAGGAAAATTGGTAGAGTTGCCGGGACAGATTGCGGGAGCAATAGCGGACGGCATAAACAAAATAGCCGAGTGGGGCGCACGTATGCAGGCAAAAGGCGGCAACGTGATTACAGAATTTGTAACAAAGGTTATTACCATTGTTAAGGAGATACCGCAGAAAATCTGGAATAGCATTATAGGAGCAGTTACAAAAGTAGCCACATGGGGCGCAAACATGGTAAGCAAAGCCAAAGAGGTAATGAATACCATGCTTACGGGAATTGTGACAATAGTAACCCAGACACCAGAAAAAATATGGAACTGCATTATAGGAGCAGTTACAAAAGTAGCCACATGGGGCGCAAACATGGTAAGTAAAGCCAAAGAGGTAATGAATACCATGCTTACGGGAATTGTGGCAATAGTAACCCAGACACCAGAAAAAATATGGAACTGCATTATAGGAGCAGTTACAAAAGTAGCCACATGGGGTAGCAATATGCTTTCAAAAGCCCGTGAGGTAATGGGTAATATGGTAACTGGCATTGTAAATGTGGTTACACAAGTGCCGGAAAAAATCTATAACAGCATATCCGGCGCAATTTCAAAAGTAGCCCAGTGGGGGACAGAGGTAAAAAACAAAGCCGTAGAGGGTATGCGAATGGTGCTTGACGGTATCACGGGCGTATTTTCAAATATTGGAAGTACATTTGCAGAAATCGGCAGCAATATTGTAAGCGGTATCTGGAACGGCATAAGCTCTGGCTGGGATTGGCTGAAAGATAAAGTTTCAAACCTTGCAAATAGTTTGCTCGACGCAGCAAAGGACGCTTTGGGAATTGAAAGCCCGTCAAAAAAGTTCCGTGACGAGGTTGGTAAATTCATGGCGCAGGGTATTGGCGTAGGCTTTTCTGATGAAATGGACAACGTAAACAGAATGATTGAGAAGAGTATACCGAGAGAGTTTGACACTGGCGTAAAGGTTGATGTAAGAAAAGACATTGATTTTGACGACGACGGGGACAAGCCAAAACCAAGACCAAGAGGCGGCGCAGCTGGTGGCGGTTTTACCGTTATCCAGAATATTTACGCAAATACCACAGATTATGCAAAGCAGCAGAAAGAGGCAGCAAGGCAGTTTAAGATGATAGCAAGGACGGTGTAGCCTATGGAATATGAAAAACTGACTTATACAAATGAAAGAGGCGAGAGCGTAGAGCTTAGCACAGAAAGCGTGTACCATTGCAACGTAAGCAAGGACGTAGAGGGAATAGCGGGCGTTACGAATGTGGTATACAGCACAAACAGTATGGGGCAGCATGGCGACACCTACGTAGGGCAGCGTATCGAGGCACGGGACATTGATATACTGGGGCATATCAACACAAGGGACAAGGCGCAGGCATACGAACTGCGCCGCCAGCTGCTTAAAGTATTGAACCCAGAGCTTGACGGTACGCTTTCCTATGAGTTTGGCAGCTTTAAGCGTGTTATAAACTGCCGCCTGCATGGAGAACCGAAGATAGAGCGAAAAAAGGTGCTGTTGGAGTTTTCTATACCGCTTGAGTGCCTTAACCCGTTCTGGCGGGAAGTTGAAGAAACAAAGGAAGATATAGCAAGCTGGGTAGCGGCGTGGCATTTTCCGTGCGTGATTGAAAAGGATAACCCTAAGAGCATGATTTACGGATACAGAGCGGAAAGCGTGATTGTAGATTGCTATAATGAGGGCGACGTATCCACAGGTATGCGGGTGCGATTTGTGGCTTTGGGGACAGTAAAGAACCCTATTCTTTTAAATGTGGATACTGGGGAATTTATTAAAATCAATGTCACAATGCAGACCGGGGACACGATAGAAGTAAGCACAAAATACGGCAGCAAGGGGGCAAAGCTGATACGTGACGGAGTGGAAACAGACTATTTCCGATATGTGGACGTAGACAGCACTTATATGCAGCTTGCCATAGGCGACAATAATTTTCGATATGATGCGGAAAGCGGCGTAAATTCTATGGAAGTTTCCATTTTCTACAACAAGGAATATCTGGGGGTATAAGTATGGAGCTTAGAGTATTTGATAAAACCATAGAGCCGCTGGGGGCAATCGACGAGCTGGCAAGTCTTTTATGGCATATAAAATATTTTGATGTGGGAACATTTAGCCTGCTTGCACCGATTACAGACAATAACAGTAAGTTGCTGATAGAGGGCAATGTGATTGTAAAGCATGACGGAAAGCAGGAAGTTACAGACGCAAACGGCGGCATCTGGCGCAGGGCGGCACAGATTACCTACGTGCATATTACGAAAGACGAGAACGGGTTAGAGCAGATAGAGGCGCAGGGCTTTACATTGAGCCGCTGGCTGGGAAAACGCTGCATATACCCGCAGATAGTGGCAACAGCCACAAACCAGAGTTTAATAAATACTATGGTAACGAAAAACTGCGGCAGCGGGGCAGCAGAGAAAAGGCGGTTTAAACAGTTTGAAACGCTGACGCAGGAAACCATAGCAGGCAGTCAAGTGGAGTATTCTAACCAAGTGTGTGCTAATCTGGGGACAGAAGTAAAAGCACGGGCGCAGGCTGGAAAACTGGGCTATGACATTTTGATAAACGAAAGAGAGAAGAAATACGGCTTTTATCTGTATAAGGGCAAAGACCTTACAGCGAAAAACGACGAGGGTAACACGCCCTGCATATTTTCAAGAGATTTTGACAATGTAAACGAGCAGGAATATACAGCTAGTATAGAAAACTGCGGCAATTTTATTTATGTGCAGGGAGCAGCAGACGACAGCGGCAGCCAGCCTATTGTAACCGTGGACGGAGAGGGAGCGACGGGCATAGAGCTGGACGAGGTTTTTTGTGATGCCACAGACATTGCACGCAAATACCAGAGCGGGGAAACAGAGATAACGATACCGCTTAGCGAATATTTGCAGATGCTTAAGACAAGGGGAGAAACAGAGTTAGAGGGATACGGGAAAAACATAAATTTTGTATCGACCATTAACACAAACTCAAACCTAAAGTTTAAGGTTGATTTTGACTTAGGGGACAGAATTACTTGCAAAGAGGAAAAATGGGGTATACAGATAGATGCACGGATAACCGAGGTAAAAGAGATTTACCAAAAAGGCACAGAAGAAATAGAGGCAACATTTGGGGAAAGCCTGCCTACTCTGGTGGATAAAATTAGGAAAGTGAGGTAAGGACAATGGCAAATTGTTTACCATTCAATGCAGTATATGACGGCGAAAATTACGACAGGGTATATAAAGCCGAGGACTGGGCATGGTATTTTGCTACATTCATTGCAAACGGTATTTTCCCAAAACCGAGCGACGGGCTGCAAGTGATTGCGTACAGTGGCATGGAAATAAAGGTAAATGCGGGTTTTGCGTTTATTAACGGGTATGCCTTTAAAAACCCAGCCAGCCACAGTATAAGGCTTGACATGGCAGAGGGTGCGCTTAACCGTGTAGACAGAGTGGTAGTGCGTTGGGACTTGCCGCAGCGTGATATTTACATAGCGGTACTGAAAGGCACACCGTCTGCAAAACCACAGCCGACAGCAGTAACACGTAGTACGGAAATATGGGAGCTGGCGCTTGCGGATATTTACGTAGGAAAAGGTGTTACAAAGATACAGACCAAAGACATAACAGACCAGAGATTTAATAGCAGCGTGTGCGGTATTGTAACTGGAACGGTGGAAGAGATAGACGCAAGCGTACTGACAAAGCAGTTTGACGACTTCTTTAAGACCTATAGCGCAGCGGTGCTGGACGAGTTTAGCGTATACAAGCAGAATATGGAAAAGTACCTTAAGGACATTGCCGGGGTATATGAGCAATACGTAAGCAAGACAGAGAGCTTATTTGCAGAATATGAGAATAAGTTTAGCGAGCGTTATACCAGCTTTGAGAGTACCTTAGATAAATGGGACGAGGAGCTTTTAAGAGCCTATACAGAATTTATGGCAAAAATTCAGCTTTTCCAGACAGAGGCAGAAGCCGAGTTTAATACATGGTTTGAGGGCATTAAGGACAAGCTGGGGGAAGATATTGCAGGCAGTCTGCAACTGCAAATTGAAGAACTGGCAGCCACGATAGACGGGATGCGGCAGCAGGCAGAGGAAAGCGGAAAGGAAACAAAAGAGGCGCTGACAGAGCTTGACAAGAGGCTTACTGCGGTAGAAAACGGCTGGGGTATCAATTATAACCATGATGCAGTATTAGGCTTGTGCTATATGGGTGCAGCATGGTTGAGCCAGCATTACGAAAGAACAGAGGAAACGGCAGTATTAGGAGTTGCATATATTGGTAATTCCTATCTTGCAAATACATTTTAGGAAAGGCGGATACTATGAAAGGATTTCCAAAGACATTAAAAACAAAAGCGGATTATTACAACTGCCTTGCAATGGTAGCAGCTGGGGAACTGGACGCAGCGGACTTAGAAAGAAAAATTGAAAGTCTGGAAAAACAAAGGTATATCCAGTGCGCCGTAGTAGAAACTGCGCCGGAGAAAAAGGCGGTAACAATTTATTACTGCGCAGAGGCGGCAGAGGGCATGGTATTTGATGCGGACGGAGTGACCGGGACGGTAACGGCAGTTACGCATATTCAGAGCGAAAAAGCAAGGGAAATGGAAGAAAACGGGAACGACAGAACCGTATTAACGCTGTCTAAGGGCGTAGAGGCGGCAGGCGGTGTAATTGCGCTGGAAACGGCAGCAATGGTAGCAGGAATGACAGCAGACGATATTAAGGCACTGAAAGGAGTTTTAAAACAGTATGAGTAGATTATTGGTGGACGACGTAACAAAAACAGACCGCAGGGCGCTTTTGAATGTAAATAAAATGGCAACAATCAGCGACATTGTAGCGCCGACAAGAGAGTATCTGCGTGCAAGCGGCGCAGACGAGCTGACAGTAGAGAGCGGCTGCGTAATTGCTGTAGGCGGCGCAGGCATCTTTAAGACCGCAGAAACGAAACTTACGGCGGCTAATCTGGATGCTGGGGCAACGTTTGCCGTTGGAAATGATTACTATGTGTATATCTGCGACAGCAGGGTAGATGCGCAGGACGAGCAGTATGTTATTTCCCTTAACTCTACATATCCGAGCGGCTGGAACGCAAGCAACAGCCGTAAAATTGGCGGTTTTCATTATGGACGCTGCCGTAAGGTAAACAGCAACTTACAGCCAGTAAACAGCAGCGGTGCGCTTTTCGGTACTGGCTGGGAAAGTGCAGTAAGCAACGGGATTGTACCACGCAGCGTATGGACTATGGGACACCGCCCAAAATGCAACCCGGAGGGAATGGTATATTTAGGCGGTGGCACATGGGTAGACATTTACCTTAATTCAGACGACGGGGCAGAGGGCTTAAAATCAGAGTATAATTGTGCGCCTATGACTGGCACAGAGGGCATGAACTGGTACAGATTTACAGAAAGGCTGATGAAGAGCGGCAAGCGTATGCCGGATTACAGCGAGTTTTGCGCCTATGCTTTTGGCAACCCGCAGGGATTGGCAGAGAATAATACAAACGCATGGAGTGCAAGCTCAAATACACAGCGTGGAGTAACAGGCAGCGTAGTAAATGCAGTTTCTGCCGTGGGATGTGTAGATGCCGTAGGGCGTGTATGGGAATGGCTTAACGATTTGATTACCAGAGCAGAACACGTAACAAATAAAGATTACCATGCAAGCGAGGGCTGGGGCTGGGACTTAAAAAGCCCGTTACGTGATGAGGGTACAAAGTACGACGTTGGTAATATCTATCAGTATTACGCTTATTCTTTGGCAGCGCTGCTAGCGGGCGGCTGCTGGAGCAGTGGCGTTTATGCGGGCGCACGTGCCGTGCGTTGCGACCGTTACCCGTGGTATGTCAGCACGAATATCGGCGTGCGTGGGGCGTGTGACAGTCTGTAGACGGCGGGCGAAAGCCCAGCCG